CTCACAGGCACAACTGAGATCACATTATGATCTCTCTCTAACAGTTTCTTTAATAGAAGCTCGATGAGTTGAGATTATACGGTGAGAGATTAGTGACCAATCTCTATAAAGCCTGGATTGAATAGGTAACCGCTTTGCAGGAAGCAAAGTTGATATCGATTCAACACCATAAACTTTATAAGAGAAACGACCTAACTTAGAATTTAAATCAAAGTATAATTGAAGAGCCTCATTAAAAGAATTAACTTTTAAATAAGGCCACATTCAATTAAATACCCGTTCTTCAAAATTAAAGAAGAACAAGGCTTGCAAATCATTATTTGGCAAGTCTGGTATATAACTTTTGATTAAATCCTTAAGCTCAGTTGGAAACGTCTGATGAGACGCCCCCATCACCAAATCAAATGAGTTCCGAAGATCATATCGGTCGAATTCAAAGAATTCTGATTTTAAATCAGTATTCATTAAAACCAATTGACGTTTAAGTCAAGCGGGATAAGAATTCAATAAACCGAATGCACGACGGAAAAGAGGATAGAGAACCTTAGATTTAAATATATCTAAATAGATAGTATCAAAATCTTTAGGCGCCCTACTTCTCAATCGAAGGATATCGGTATTAAAGTCTACCTTTGCAATTTGACTTAAATAAATCATTTGCAAAGCATGACTCATATTCTTAAAAGGTTTTGACCTTGAAAGATAACCGAATCCTAAGATTCTCATTTGCCGATCCCAACAAAGCTGATTCTTCGTTGTGAAGGCTGCCCACGATGTCATATCGGTAAGAGAAACATCAAGTTCATCTAAACTAATAGGTGAAACATTGTGTTTGTCAATGAAAGTGTTCTTAGCAAATTCTAACCCCTTACCTTTCGGTGAGAGAATAGATTTGTGAAGACCACATTCAACCCCTAACTCTTTTAAGAGTTGAAGGTACCGACGTGCCACCCGGTGATGTGCAATGACTAAATCATCTCCTAAGATTGCATAATCTTTAAAAAGACGATTTTTGTCAAAACCACATTCCCACGCCGCAACTTGAACAATAAAATGATGAATCAGTGCTAACATCGCCCAAGAGGATAAAGCTCCCATTGGTTGACCAACAGCATATTTTAACTTGCTGTTTAAGTCATACTTATCCGAATAAATCGAATAAGCACGATTAGTTAGCAGTGCTGCTCATTTCGAACCAAAATTTGGAATATCTTTAATTAATAAATCCAAAAATTGGGCCTGTAATCTTACAGGTAAACGATCTGTAGCTGCACTTAGATCTAAGCTATATAATCCTTTAACTTTTCTAAAATTTAATAATCTTAGAATAGGTCTCAATTGATTAAAAGTTCCATCCATAGGCAAAGTTCTTAAAAGAAAGAACAGTAACTTATGGAGAGGAGCTAATAATCATTGAGTAAAAGGATCAACCATAGCGAAGACCCTAACCTTTCCAGCTGCCTCTTCTTTGAGAGATAGTTTACCCAGTGATTTGTTTTTATAAGGTGAGAAGTCTTTAAGCTTAAAGACTCTCTTACCTCATTCAATCACTGGACCTTCTAACTCTCCCGTTGTTTTCACCCTCAACCCTTTATGATACTTGAAGTAATCTCTCATTTTAACAAAATTAAAATGATTGATAAACTCCAAGAATAAAGGGTAGAGATCAGAGCTCATAATCGTTCGCATGGCCTCAATCATAGAGACCACGTTAGTTGATCATAAGCCCGATCCTTTATGTTTCTTTCCTCGATTAGTCACTTTAAAAGGTGAATAATTGATGATAGAAGTAAAGGGTGACTTCCGGAAGATGGGAAACAATTTCACTTTAGATCTTATAAACTCTAAGGGTTTAACCTTGAGTTTAGAAGAAATTAAAGTAATAAAGTTTTCCATGTGAATTCCAAATCTATTTTCATCATAGTACTTACCGGGAGAAGTGATTGTTTCTAACTTCACTTTCCCTGGAAATACTAAGACTCGATAGATATAGAAGATCGTAAGATAATATCTCATTAAGAGATAACATCCAGGTCCTCTATTAATCATCAAAATTCGATGATTAGTGGAAATCACACGAGGTAGCCCAGAGCCGTTCCGAGAAATTCTCGGTCCGACTTTGGTCATATCATTTATCCGATACCCCGCTAACGATTGCTGTAAAGCAATCGAACAAGATTTAAGAAACAAAGTTAAACCTTTAGTTCCTTGATCTCGTCTAATCTTAATAAGATTAACAGCGAGTATCTGAGTTTCTTTAATGAAACTGTTAGAGAGAGATCCTTTAGAGATAAGTCGTAATTTTTGAAATAAACGACTTATCTCTAACTTCGCTTTTACACGAAGCATGTCATCAAGTTTAGCCGTTGTGAACTTTCATTTAGTAAAATGGAAATTATTTTTCATTATATTATTTGATTGTTAACAAGGGCTCATTCAATTATAGGGACAACACCTTTCATCTTAGAGCAAAAGTTATGCCACTGTAGCATATAGCTTATGTGGTTTAGCTCATTAGATTATTTCTAATCTGCCTAAGCAAATGAAACGGAGATTGAGTTGAGAATTCAACCATCTAGTCCTTTATAATAAAAATGTTTACTTGAACTTCGGTTTCCCCTTGCGGGGGCCGCAGACACCATGTGAATGGAAAGAGGAAACTACTCTTTCAGGTTTTAGTGGTATGAGGTCCTATTACCCGGACCCGACCACTATCCTGCGTTACTGCCGAAGCAATAACTCACAGTCACTATTGAGATCAAGTCTATTAAAGACTCCTCTGACTAGTTAATTTGTCAGAG